CTCTTGAATGATGATGAAATTCTTGCTATAATACAGGACCCGACTGACATATTACATATGTAGTCGATCTTGCAAATTAAATAACCATGGAGAACAAGAACCATGCCTGAGGCACAAAAAGAAGTAAAAGAGGAACAATTAGTTCCCATTGACACTAGCGGAGATTCCGTTGATGTTGAATTAGACGAATCCAAAGTAAAACCAGTTGAAGAAGAAGTTGTAGAAGAACAGGAACAAGAAGAACCTGAACAAGAAGCAACGGACGACGAACAAGAGTCAACGGAACACGATGAGTATAGCGAAAAAGTTAATAAACGAATTTCTAAACTTGTCGGTAAACTTCGTGAATCTGAACGTCGTGAAGATGCAGCATTAAAATATGCACAAGGTTTAAAAGGTAAACAAGAACAATTAGAACATCAGTTAACTAATTTAAACCAAAGTTATGTTGCACAAGCTGAAACTGCTTCAACATCACAAGTTGAAGAAGCAAAATTAAGATTAAAAAAAGCTATTGAAGAAGGAGATGTAGAAGGACAAGCGCAAGCACAAACTATTCTTGCGCGCGCGTCGCTTGATGCTGAACGAGCAAAAATTCAAAAAGAACAACTTGAAGCCCAAGCTCAACAGTTTCAACAACAAGCTACAGAACAACCTGTTTATCAACAAGCACAACAAGCTCCACCACCACCAGATCCAAAAGCTCAATCTTGGGCAGCATCAAATGAGTGGTTTGGACAAGATGAAGCAATGACATATACGGCATTTGCAATTCATAGAAAACTTGTTGAACAAGAAGGATATGATCCAAAGTCTGATGAATATTACGGAGAAATTGACCGTCAGATAAGAGAACAATTTCCTCAAAAATTTGAAGCAGAAAAAAGCAAAAAAACAGTTGACCAAACTGTTGCACCTGCGGTAAAGTCAGTTTCCAAACAAGGAAAACGAACTGTGAGACTCACACCCTCACAGGTTGCAATCGCTAAAAAGCTAGGTGTGCCATTAGAAGAATACGCTAAATACGTGAAGGAGTAGCATATGGATAAGAAAACAAGAACCTCACGCTCATCTCAAACTAGAGAGAAAACTGCCAGAAGGCAGCCTTGGCGACCACCATCTAGGTTAGACGCGCCAACTCCTCCAGCTGGATTCAAATATCGTTGGATTCGTGCTGAAGTTATGGGCCAAGAAGACAAAAAGAATGTATCAGCTCGAATGAGAGAAGGATACGAACCAGTTAGACTGGAAGAACTTGGAGATTTTGAAGCCCCAACTGTTGAGGACGGCACAATGAAAGGCGTCGTATCCGTAGGTGGATTACTGCTAGCCAAAATACCTGAAGAAATTGTTGAGGAACGAAATGCGTATTTCGCTCAACAAACGCGGGAACAACAGGAATCTGTTGATAACAATCTTCTAAGGGAGCAGCATCCTAGTATGCCTATTGACAATCCAAGTAGGCAATCGAGAGTAAGCTTTGGCGGTGCAAAAGAATCTAAATAGATTTTACACCTAATAACATTGTTCAAAGATTTGGATTAATAACAAACTAATAATTTATTAGTCTAAGGAGGACTATAATTATGGCAAATCAAGACGCAGCCTTTGGGTTTAGACCTACAAGGCATTTAAGTGGCGGTCAGATGCGTACTGAAGAGTATGCTATAGCAGCTAACTACGGAAGTGATATTTTCACTGGACAAGTAGTTGAAGCAGTAGCAGCTGGAGGTATTGAACAAGCAGCAGCTGGAGATACACAACAATTAGGTGTTTTCGGTGGATGTTTTTATACTGACCCAACAACAAGTAAACCAACATACAATGCGTACTATCCAGCAAGCACAAACGCTTCTGATATTGTTGCGTATGTTTACGCAGATCCTGATATTGTGTTTGAAGCACAACATGATGGAACTGGAACAGCAGCTATGAATCACTCAGCTCTGGACTTTGCAGGAGTAACCGGTAGTACAACTACTGGTATTTCTACTTCTGAACTTGCTACCTCTACTTCTGGTACAGGTGCTGGATTCAAACAAATTGGAATCTCAAAAGATCCTGAAAATAGTGATACTAGTGCTGCGAATGCAAATGCTTATTGTGTATTTAGCACAGGTGAGCACGTGTATAAACTCATAACAGCAGTATAGGAGGATTTAAACTATGGCTATAAACAGAGCACAACTTGCTAAAGAGTTAGAACCTGGTTTGAATGCACTATTCGGACTAGAGTACGCACAATACGAAAACCAACATGCTGAAATTTTTGACACAGAAAATTCTGATAGAGCTTTTGAAGAAGAAGTAATGCTATCAGGTTTTGGTGCAGCATCAGTTAAGCCTGAAGGAACTTCAGTTAACTTTGATTCTGCAACTGAGTCATTCACAGCACGTTATACGCACGAGACAGTAGCACTTGCTTTCTCAATAACTGAAGAGGCTGTAGAGGATAACCTTTACGACAAAGTCAGCACTCGTTATACAAAAGCACTTGCACGTTCAATGGCACACACTAAACAAGTAAAAGCTGCAAACGTATTAAACAATGCGTTTGATTCAAGCTTTACTGGTGGTGATGGTAAGGAGCTTTGCGCTACTGACCACTCAACAACTAGTGGAAACCAAAAGAACGAATTGTCAACAGCTGCAGACCTTAACGAAACATCATTAGAGCAAGCAATGATCGACATTGCTGCTTTTGCTGATGATAGAGGTCTAAAAGTTGCTGCCAAAGCTCGTAAGATGATCATTCCATCAGCTTTACAATTCACAGCAGAAAGACTTATGAAGTCTGCTGGTAGAACTGGAACTGCTGATAATGATATTAACGCAGTGAAAAGCATGGGTATGATTCCTGAAGGTTATGTAGTGAACAACTACTTAACTGACACAGATGCATTCTTCATTAAGACGGATGTACCTAACGGGATGAAACATTTCCAAAGAGCAGCAGTTGCTACTTCTATGGAAGGTGACTTCGAAACTGGTAACGTTAAATACAAAGCTAGGGAAAGATACAGCTTCGGCTTCTCTGACTGGCGTGGTATTTTTGGTTCACCAGGTGCTTAATTCTTAAAAGCAAAGAACAAATTGAGGGCGGCTTCGGCCGCCCTTTTTTATTGTATTCATACTTAATAAATAGTATATTAATCTTACTACACATTTAAAATAGTCAACATAGACTCGTGTGGTAGACAATGTCTCGGACTATGTTGGCAGAAAAGGAGACCTAATATGGCTAAAACAACTTTTTCAGGTCCATTAAGATCTGAAAGCACAATTAAAACTGTCAGTAAAAACACTTCAACTGGAGCAATTACTGAAATTATAACTATGGGTGACGCACCTGTGGCATTAGGAGATGAAAATAAAACTCTTGATAATGCAACACACAGTGGAAGAACTCTTGTAGTTCCAGCGCTTGCAGCAAATAGAACAATTACATTACCATCACCGGTTGGTGGTTCGTACTTTAAGTTTATTTATGGCGGCGCAGCAGAAGAAGCAGAAAACTTAATTATACTAACACCAGGAAACAGTAATTTCTTTCTTGGCGGTATTGTTCATGCAGATTCAAATGCTGATAACGTATCTGTTTATTCTGATGGAAACTCTAACTCAAGTTTAACTCTTACAGACTTTGGTGTGTTTGAGATTAATATTTTGGCTAAAGATACCACAAATTACTATATTTGGGGTTACGCTGAAGGTGCAGACGTACCTGCATTTGCAGATCAATAATAACTTTATGTGGGCCTTCGGGCCCACAGTTTCTTGATTAAGGAGGGAAACATATGGCAGATACAGTAACAGGACCAACGATCCTACAACAAAATGATAATCGTGTTACGATTAAGATAGTCAATCAATCAGATGGCTCGGGTGGAACAACCGTATTCGGTGATGTTTCAGCAATGGCAGCACGCGCAGATGGAACTTCTGTAGCACACTTAGCACTAATGAGAGTTTGGTTTGCATGTGACACAGGGGACGGTGGAGATTCTTACGCTCGTCTTGATGAAGAAGATTCAGATGGAGATATTCCAGTTATCGGATTAACAGGAACAGGATATTGGGACTTTAGAGAGTTTGGTGGTATACCAGCAGATAAATCTAGTAATAGTAACCAAAGTGATGTTAATCTTGTAGTTCCAAGTACAGCAAATGCTGGTAATATGTACACAATTATAGCTGAATTCCAAAAGATTTATTAGGAGTAATATATGGCTGTATCAGGATCTACAGATTTTAATCTGGACGCCGCTGAGGTTATCCAAGAAGCTTACGAACGATGTGGGCTACAGGAAACAAGTGGTAAAGATTTGCGCACAGCCGTACGTAGCATGAATTTGCTTATGGCTGAATGGGCAAATCGAGGTCTTAATTTATGGACTGTAACTCTTGGCACGCAATCAACAACCGCTAGCGATAAAGATTATTCGCTAGGAACAGATATTATTGATGTGTTGGAAGTATCACTAAGAGATTCTAACAATAATGATGTAAGTTTATCTAGAATAAGTCGCGCAGATTATGAAATGTTGCCCTCTAAAGATTCAGAAGGTAGACCATCACAATTTTATTTTGAAAGAACAGTAACTCCTACTTTATTTGTGTATCCAACACCTGATCTTTCAACATATACTATTCGGTATTATTATCTAAAAAGATTAGACGATATTGATGCGCCAACTAATGATCCTAATATACCTTTTAGATTTTTACCTTGTCTAACAGCTGGTATGGCTTATTATATTGCGATGAAAAAAGCTCCGCAACTAATGCCTAATTTAAAAGCGGTGTATGAAGAAGAGTTTAAAAGAGCTATGGATGAAGACAGAGACAGAGCAAGTTTTAGCGCTGTTCCTGGAAGATCATATTTTAATAATTATTAACAGGAGGAACAACCATGGATAAACTAAACAAAGTAAAAGACTGGGTAATGGCATTAGATAAAAAGAAAAAAATAGCCCTTGCTGTAGTCGTTGTTATAGTAGTTATTGCATTGTCAATGTAATGGAACCTAGAGCAAGTACAGAATATATTGTTATCCATTGTTCGGCCACTAAGCCGAACATGGATATTGGTTTGCAAGAAATCAGAAAATGGCATGTTAACGAAAATGGTTGGCGTGACGTCGGTTATCATTATATAGTTAGAAGAAATGGAGAAATAGAACTTGGTCGTAGCAATCGGGATACTGGCGCACATGCAGCGGGATACAATCATAAAAGTATTTCTATGTGCATGGTGGGCGGAATGGCTGAAGATAATTCTGCTGAAAATAATTTTACTGACAAGCAGTGGTTAGCAACGTTAGATTTAGTTAAACAATTAAAAGTAGACTATCCTGATGCTGATGTAATTGGCCATAATGAAATTAGTAAAAAAGAATGTCCATCATTCGATGTTAAAAAATGGAAAGAAGATAATTTATGATATTAGACGTATTAAAACTAGCGATAGGTGCTGGCACACATGTTATGAAAAATAGACAAAAGCGTAAAATGCTTGAGTCAGACGCGGCTATGATGCACGCACAAAAAATGGCTAGTGGTGAAATTGAATACCAACAAGTTGTAAGACAATCAAACGACAAAGGCTGGAAAGACGAGTTCGTGCTGATTTTAATCAGTTTGCCTATTTTATTATTGATATGGAGCGTGTTTAGTGACGATCCTATGATTAAAGAAAAAATAGACATATTTTTTGTACAATTTGGAGAAATGCCGATGTGGTACCAGATGCTATTTGTAGGCGTTGTGGGCTCGATATATGGCCTTAAAGGCGTGGATATATTTAGAAATAATCAGAAAAAATAACTGTGGGGCGGAATGTATTTTGTAATTACAGCAATGTTATTTTTTAGTTCTAGCGATCAAGTTGTTTATACTGAATACGACCAAGCTACTTTTGATTCTGTGCCGACATGCCAGGAATATCTTTTTCACAATAAAGTTAGGTTGACTAAAGACATATTTAAAACACACAATTTAAAAGATGATATGAAGGGCTACGAGTTTTTCTGTGAATCACGCTATTCTACTAAAAAATCTAAAGGCTCAGAAGTTTGATTGATTTTTCAGGTTATGGGGTGTATATTTTCTACACGACAATTTTGATAATAACATACTACTATTTAAAGGAGAAAATCAATGGCTATACCAAAAGGCTACCACAGAAAAAAAGACGGCACACTTGCTAAAAAAGGTTTGTACTATAACATGAACAAAGCTAAAAAAGCTGGTAAAAGTAGACCGGGCAAAGGCACTGTTACTGATGCCGCGTTAAAAAGATCCGCTAAAACTGCGAAGAAACCTAAAAAGACGTAATGTCAATTCCAAGAACTACTGGTAAAGGGGGCAACTATAGACCTACAAAGTCTGGTGCGGGCATGACTAAAAAAGGCGTTGAGGCCTATAGACGTGCTAACCCTGGAAGCAAACTTAAAACTGCAGTTACTGGCAAAGTTAAAAAAGGCAGTGCTGCAGCAAAAAGACGTAAATCATATTGCGCAAGATCAGCAGGTCAAAAAGCTAAAGCCTCTGTTAAAACTCAAAACGATCCTAACTCTAGAATCAATCAAGCTAGGCGTAGATGGAATTGTTAAATGAAATTATCAGACAACACTTCTATTTCTCTTCCGGCACGTAATCTTTTAGCTATACTCGCTGCTGTTGCGATTGGCACTATGAGCTATTTCTCAGTGATTGAGCGTTTAAATAAAATGGAAACTAACCAACAGTTAATGCAGCAAGACATGGAAGCTGCTAATGATTTTATTGAAGGTGTGCCCAAAGGCACCATGGTCAGTCCGCAAGTAAACGAGCTCTACATGTTAGTGGAATGGCTTAGCAAAACTCAAGAAGAACTTCGCACTCATGTTAACGCAGAAATTCCAGAAATTGCAAGAATAGACATGCAGATACAATTTTTAGAAGAACGTATGATAGATGTTGAAACATTGATTGATAAATTAAGACAAAACGGAATATCACATGATTGAAACATTATTCGCAGTGTTACTTATAACTAACGGTTCTATAATTGAGACAGTGCCTACAAACGGAATGTCAGATTGTCTTAAAATTAAACGCACAGCCATGCAAAATATAGGTGTTGATCAAGAAGGAGTATTTATGCAATGCGTGCAGGTAGAGGCGGAGGTCGAGATGGATATGGGGAGGAAAAGAATTGTTAAAATCCTTACAGAAAATCCGACTGGGAATTAGTAAAGATTAACACTTAAAATATACACTATTTTTTTATTGATAATTCGTTATATCTTATTAAAATAATTTACAAAGCAGATCGGGGGGTTATGCTTAAAAACATTTCAATTATTGTAATAATAACCGTGGTCATGCTATGGGTT